AAGATGGTCGGCAAATACACACGGAACTTCTGCAATACCTTCTTCCTTTGCTGCGGTTACACGACCGTGACCAGCAATAATGTTAAAATCCTTATCGATGATAACAGGATTCACAAAGCCAAACTCACGCAATGAAGAGCGAAGTTTCAGAATCTGTTCCTTGTTATGTGTTCTGGCATTGTTGGCATAAGGGATAAGCTTATTGATGTCAACAAGCTGAAATTCTGTAGTCGTTTTCATTAACCCACCCTCCTATGCAAGATTTTCTGTAGTTCTTTTCGGGCATCCATAACATGACCTTTGACCGCCTGTCCTTTGAGTGTTCTGTACTGTTGTTTGGTGAGATGCTGGCGGCTGTTCTTCAAGTCACGCCAGAATTGTATGTCTGTATTTGATTTCATAAAATCCTCACTTTCTGCTACGGAGCAGTTTTTCCATCATATCGTCCTGCGGACTGCCTTGAAATTCTACGCTGCAGTTTTCCCTAACGATTTGAAAAATCTGATTCCAGATTTGGTTTGCCTGTTTCATGTAATTCTGCGACATAGCAACGTAGGGAGAAGCAATCGCCGCATTTGTTGTTGGATGCTTTGAGATATATCCATACTTGGTGACAATCTGCTCACAGTGTATCCAACGTGAGATGCTCATGGCGTATTGCTCCACAAGCTGTCTGCTGACTATCTTTTCACAAGAACGTTCTTTCAGCCATTGGTATGTTTCTGTATAAACTTCATCAGCGAGCAGTTTTGTCCCGTCACGCTGTAATTCCTGCATAAATTCACGCACAGGCGGAACATCGGCAGATTCAATTTCTGCAGGCTGCATCATGACTTCCGCTGTTTTCCCTTCTGCAATCTTCTGAGCAAGTGCTTTTTTCGGTCGTCCTGCACCCGGTCTTGCACCGCCTCGGTTTGTGCCGTCTTTCGCCATGATGTCATCAGCCTCCTTTCAGCCTAAGAGGCACAACTTCGCATTCGGGCAGCATCCTGCCTCATGCTCAGCCGACCTCATCAAAAAAATTCAAATAAGAATCAAACATTGACGTAAAAAGAGCGTAAAAAAATCCCTTTTGAAAAGTCGGGAAAATATCGTATTTTCGGAGTATTCCGAGTTTTTTATAATGTCAGGGGTCAATACCCCGTTTGAAATTCGGATTTTATGCGTGAGAGGGAGCGCCGGTAGATTTTTATTTTCACCACAGCGATTTATAATCCTCCGGCGGTCATCAGTAGATGTACTCAGGATTCTTATCCTCAGTCCATGTTTTCTTATCATGGCAGGATTTACACAAAGCCTGAAAATTATTCTCATCCCACATCAGCTCCGGACGATTACGGTGGGGAATGATGTGGTCTGTAACAGTTGCCTTGGTGTATCTTCCGTTGGCAAGACATCGTACACAAAGCGGATGCTTGCGGAGATACTGCTGTGAAAGCTTACGTCATCTGCTGTTGTAGCCTCGACTCTCTGCTGACGGTCGGTCTGGGTGAAGAAGCTTGTGTTCCTCACAGTACTTGCCCTCTGTCAGATTCGGACATCCAGGGTGCTTGCAGGGTTTCTTTGATTTGCGTGGCATAAGATTCACCTCCGGGTGTAGAAAAAAGCCCTTGCAGATTTCTCCGCAAGGACTCTTCACAGTTTTCTATGATATTATTATATCACACCCAATTCAAAATGTCATCCGTGATTTTGGACATTTTACTTTCCGAACAAAAGAAGGGCTAGTTTAGCTACTGCACGATTTTTCTTTTTGTAAGCAGAAGTGCGTTCGATACAATACTTGTCACAAATTTCGGAAAGAGCATCATAACGTTCATCGTCTTCCCAATAAAACTGCTCCAACACAAATCGCTCGTCCTCAGAAAGTGTATCCCAAGCAGGCTGAAACCACTCCATGTACTCTTTTGCTTGACGGTAACGTTCACGCAGAACATCAATCTCATCAATAGCGGCTGTCAAACGAATTTCACCAGACTGTGGATTAAAACTGCCATGGGGCATATCCGTAAACTCTGGACTGCTAATGGACACCATATCATCATGAATTTTGGCGATTTCTTCGTCTGTATGATCGATGATATATGCCATGCTGCTGTAATCCTTGAGGGCGTTGATTGCCGCCCCTCTTTTGTCGAGATACTGCCATATAATATTCATAATCTACCTCCGAAAATATACTTGTTTCTCTCGGATTGTCATAGATTGTCTTTGATTTACAATGGTTGTCTTATTTTTTCTATTTCTGCCTTGACAGCCTCCATCAAAGCCGTCTGTGTTTCATCCTTATCCTGCAAAGCTTTCATGATCCGCTCATCAACCGTACCTTTGGTGACGATATGCTGAATGACAACTGTATTAGATTTCTGCCCTTGTCTCCACAATCTGGCATTGGTCTGTTGATAAAGCTCCAGACTCCAAGTCAGTCCGAACCATACCAGACAACTGCCGCCCGATTGCAGATTTAAACCGTGACCTGCTGATGCAGGGTGAATCAGTGCGACAGGAAGTTCACCGTTATTCCATTTCCTGATGCTGTCAGACTTGTCCAGTGTAGAAAACGGAATATGCAGTTTATAAAGCCGTTCCTTGATTCGCTCCAGGTCATGCTTGAACCAGTAAGCAACAAGAATCGGCTTTCCGTTTGCGGCTTCGATAATATCTTCCAGTGCATCCAGTTTTCTATCATGAATCGGAATAATATTTTTGTCATCATCATAGATTGCACCATTCGACATCTGTGACAGCTTGTTGCTGAGGCTTGCGGCATTGGCGGCTGTAATTTCGCTGTCAGGAAGTTCAAGAATCAATTCCTTTTTCAGTTCCATGTATTTTTCCTTTTCCTCTGATGACATCTCGACATGGTATTCGTTCATGATAAGTTCCGGCATACGGAGATGATCGGCGGCTTTCATGGAAATTGTGATGTCGGAGATTTTCCCATATATCGCAACTCCCGCACCGTGCAGCGGCTTGTAAGAATACACGATCATGCCATTGCGTTTATCAGGTTGAAAGTATGTATTTCGGAACTGTCCGATAAATCGTCCTAAACGTTCTCCCATATCCAGCAAACGAAATTCGGCATATAAATCCATAAGACCATTGCTGCTCGGTGTACCTGTCAGTCCTACAATGCGTTTTGCCTTTGGTCTGACTTTCATCAAAGATTTGAATCGTTTTGTCTGATGATTTTTGAATGAACTAAGCTCATCAATCACGATCATCTGAAAGTCAAAGGGAATACCGCTTTCTTCCACAAGCCACTGAATATTTTCACGATTGATGATGTAGATGTCAGCTCTCTGCTTTAATGCAGAAATACGTTCTTCCACTGTTCCAACTGCTACGCTGTAAGTCAAATTTTTCAGATGCTCCCATTTTTCAATTTCAGCCGACCATGTATCACGGGCAACTCGCAGGGGAGCAATAATCAGAACCCTTTGAACCTCAAAGCTATCAAATATCAAGTCATGAATCGCTGTCAGCGTAATGATCGTCTTGCCAAGTCCCATATCCAGTAGGAGTGCGGATATGGGATTTTTCTTGATAAATTGGGTGGCGTATTTCTGATAATCATGTGGCTTGAATTTCATGCAGTACCTCCGCAATCTGTTCTTTCCCGTCAATGCAGTAAACCTGAAAGCCTAACGCTTCCAGTTGCCTTTTCCGGTGTACTTGCAGCGGACGCATTTCTTTGCCCGGTGCTTTCAGTTCTACAAAGGCGATCCTGCCATATGGCATCAATATGATACGGTCAGGAACTCCTGATGTGCCGGGTGAAACGAATTTCCAGCACACTCCATCAAATGATTTTACTGCGGAAACAAGGGCTTTTTCGATATCCTTTTCTCTCATAAAACCTCCTTTGGTGTAGGTTGGTGAAAGTCTTATACTATTCTTATATATAGAGATATTTTTCTATTTTATTTTATATAAAGTAATATATACAAATGACTTTCACGACCTGCACTATACAAGCTAAAATGCCCATTTTGCGTTAATTTAAGAAATCCAGCTCCGCATCTGTTTTCAGTCGGAGACCTTTTACCAATACACCGCTTTTCTTTCGCTCTCGAACAAATCCAGCATTCTCCAAAGCCGAATAAAAATCCGTTGTACTTCTGGTATACAAGTTATTTCTTGCACAGTAACTGCGGTAATCGCTATAAAGCTCACCGGATTTCTGGATATATGATTCACCCACTTCACAGTATTCTGTCAGATACTGTGACAGCCAGTCATTGTCTTCTCGGTATCCCTCGATTGCTGCTTTTACACAATCAGGCATATCAATTTTGAACCCCTGCTTGTACACTTTTCTCGCACCCTCAATGATCCAGGAGAGAACCGCACCGCCGGCATTCTCATAAAGATAATCGGCATAGTTCTTGATATCGCCGGCACCCTCTATCACGGCTTTGAAGGGAATCACGATCAATCTTCGCCACGTTCCTGCATCACAAGCGCCGACTTTCGGCAGATGATTGGTGTAAAGGACGAGTGTATGAGTCGGCGTGTAGCTGAATGGGTCTTTGAACTTCTTTTCGGCATAAATATCATCGGTACTGCAAAGCTGCTTAACATTTGCAGTATTCAGACGAGTGCCTTCCTCCAATTCCGCAGCAATCAGCAGACGTTTTCCCTTGGCTTCAGCAAGCTCCGGTTTCACATTCCTCCGACATCCTACTGTTAAAGAGTCTGCTGAAAGATTGCCGCCGTAAGTTCCCATAACTCTTGAAATCACATTCCAGAAAGTTGACTTTCCATTTCTGCCGTCGCCGTGTGCAATGATAAGAGCTTCAACATAAACCTTGCCGTAAGAAGCCATTCCGCAGATAAGCTGCACATATTCTATCAGATCTTTATCGCCGCAAAAAATTTTATCCAGTGTATCGTTCCATAAATCTTTTCCTTCATCGCTGGGATCGAATGTAGTGCATTTGGTGATATAATCCTCACAATTATGCTCTTGTTTTCCGTTCAGCCCTTTGCGAATATCGTAAGTAAAGGAAGGTGTATTCAGCAGAAACGGCTTGTTGTCAATGTCTTTGATGTCGATTTCAAGCATAGGTTCAGCTTCTTTCAATGCCGCTGTGATTTGCCTTGATTCCCGTCGTTTCATCACAAATTTATGGTAGGCAATAGCAGCGGCGTATTCCAGATAAGCATTTGTCTGTTCTTCGTTAAATTCCTGCATTGCTTTTTTAGCAGAATGTTTTGTGAATATCGGCATAGCACCGCATTCCTCCATAGCCTGCCGTGTACGGCTGACCATTAACTCAGCTTCGGCAAGCTGCCGTGTAGTAAGCTCCTGGATGACACCATGAGATTTTGGTTTGGATTCTTCCCAGTAACTGCCGTTGTAGCAAAGATAATCCGTGTAAGGGGAGTAGCGGAGTATGTCATGATACTCCACTGCAAGCACAGACGCCTGTCCAACATCGGAATAATCGCCGGGTTTCAGCGTTTCCGCATTGCCATATTCATCGGGAGGAATGTAACCTTTTTGTGTGGAAATTTTCTTGTAAAAACGTTTTGCACTGTTCCAGATGGTTTGCAGTTCGCCGTCATCAAGAGAAGGCGTACATTTTGCAGCTTCTTCCAGATAGCAGGAGTAGGCTTTTTCTGTATCGCCCAGACGCTTGAGAACCTTTCCTGCATAGCGGGACATATGGTTATTTCTGCCGCCTGCCGGAATTGTCCGGTTGTTTTCCGTTAAACAGAAATAGGTGTCAAGCTCCAGTTCTCCGTCAATGATTTTCACCTGTGGTGCATCTGTTCCGAAGAAAAAACGTGCAGCGTCAAGAGCGTTTTTATCAAAGAAAGGGAATACTTTTTGTACCTTGCGTTTCAGCATGGCGTAGACGTTCCAGTCTGTTACCGCTGTGATCTGAAAGTACACATGAAAACGAGGCCTTGCTGATTTTGTACCTTTCGGCAGATCATGATGACGGCTGTAGGCAACTGCAAAAGCTACATCGGGAAATGCCGCTTTGATGTCATCAATGGAGATCCAGTCGGCTGGATTATCCGAGTGTTCATTGTCACAATCCATGCCAAGACAGTCTGACAAGATGAAATTATCCTTGCTGCGATAGTGATTCTGATATTCTGCCATAACATGGTCAAAACGAACGGTAGAAGATAAGGTTTGTGCATCGGTCACTTCGATTTTATTGGGATAAAGGCAGTTCTGTGCATTACCGCTGCATTTGGCTGTGAAAAAGGTGAGTTTCATTTTCTCTCCTCCATTTCTTCCGTAAAATATCGGATTTTCAGATGCTTACGCCCGGCACGTTCGATTTCCGCTTTCATTCCTGCGGAGATGGTATCACCGAACACCCACAGCTGTTCACACTTGCTCATCAGAGCCCAATTCATGAAAATTGCTGTATCACGTTCTTCAGGAATGCTATCATCCATAAACTGTGTAAAGTAGATATGCGGTGTGATAGGCAGGCAGTGATTATCGACTGCAAAACGGCTGTATTTCCTTGCTTTTTCTATGTTTTCATTGAGATTGCCACAGGAGTAAGGTGAGCATATGTATACTATAGGACGATAATTTGCAGCGATTTTTGCGGCTTTTTCATACTTTTCAATTTTAGTGAGAGCTTCAAACTCAGTAGGAGAGAAGTAGCCCTCAGAATTATATAGATTTGCCATTTGTTCTTAATCCTTTCTGTAAAAATCGCATTCGTATCCATCCGCACGGAGCAGAAGTCCTTTTGCCCAAGGAGGCGTTCTACTCATCTGTTCGCAGACATCTTCAAGAGACATCCGCTTGTCGCATTCAATGATAATTTCATCGTGAACTGTTGCGACCATACAACAGTGGGAGAGCGTCTGCATGGAGTAAAACAAAATATCTCTTGCAATTGCTTGTACAATGTTCTCCACAAATTTTGGACCATAGCTTTCCAGCCGTTGCCATTTCTTCGACATACCAACACCTATATAGGTAACCGATTCACCGCCGAATTTGTTTTCACCGATTCTTGGTTTTACATATGCGAGCTTGCGACCTGACGGCAGTGTGATAAACAGAAATCCCGACTCGCAGGAAAATTCTATGCCGTGAGTTTTGGTATGTGTTTTTTCTTTCACTGCCTTTTTAACAGCTCTGTCAACATCCCACCAAAGCGTTGTGATATGGGGAGAAGCATTCCGCCAATCATCAACTATTTGCTTCAGTTCATTGTCTGAAAGTCCCATATCAGAACCGCCCATAGCTTTCATTGCACCAACTGATCCGCCGTAACCGCAGGCGAGTTCCGCTACCTTACCTTTTTGTCTCAGATGACCATTGATGCCATGCTTGACAACGGGAACGCCGAACATCTGACTTGCTGAAGCACAATAAATATCTTCACCTTTGGCGAAAGCATCCATTCTCCATTGTTCAGCCGACAACCATGCGATAACTCTTGCCTCGATTGCTGAGAAGTCTGCCACAATGAATTTATAGTCTTTTCGAGGAACAAATGCAGTACGAATAAGTTGTGACAGCGTATCGGGAACATCGTCATAAAGCATCTCAATTTCATCGTAATAACCATATTTTACGATTTCTCGTGCTTCTGTCAGGTCAGTAATATGATTTTGCGGCAAATTTTGAATTTGTATCATTTTGGAACTTTGCCTGCCTGTACGTGATGCTCCGTAAAAGCTGAACATACCTCGTACACGATTGTCAGAGCAGAGCGCAGTTTTCATTGCTGTATATTTTTTGACAGAAGATTTAGCAAGCTGCTGACGGAGTTCCAGAACAGTTTTTACGGGTTCTTTTGCAGTTTTCAGCAGTTCTTTTACCTGTGCTTTCCCAAGCGAATCCGAGGAATAACCCTGCTGTTCCAGCCAGTCCAAAAGCTGATAGACAGAATTCGGATTTTCAACGCCTGTGAGTTTTCGCATATCTGCCGACAGCTTCGCCTTTGCCTGTGCATCCAGCGAAATTGCCGCTTCTACAAGCTCCATATCGACTGCAATGCCTCTGTCGTTGATTTCCTGATCGAGATAGAATTCCTCCCAGATAAAATCAGGCACAGGATATTTTGAAAGCTTGCGGTCAATTGCAAGTTCTGCTTCAACGTCACGCTTGTTGTATGCCTTAAAAGTTTCCCATTTTTCAGGAGCATCAGCAGGCGAATGAAATTGCGGAATGCCGGCAATTGTATCGTAGGGAACACAAAAATATTTAATAAGCGATTTGCCCTCGGACATTTTCTGTTGTTCCAGATGCAGCACTTTTCCGACTTCGGCAAGCGATGAGGGGAGTCCTAATGTTCGACCGTGAATCATGGTGCAGTGCCAGCTTTTCGGGTTCAGGTAATCTCCGACAGTGTCTTCATTGATGCTGTAACTCTGAAAATATGCTGGGGAGTCTTTGATCAAATATCGGGATAAACAAACTCTCTCAAAATTTACATGAAAAGCTTGTTTAATAATCGTTTCATCGGTCAAAGCCTTTAAAATATCATCCGGAATTTTTTCACCATTTGCAATATCCACGACCTGAACATCATTGCCGTCAATGCTGTAGCTGAACAGCAGAATATCGAAATATGGGGAATCTGTGTAAGCATAGACACCGCATTTTGTGATGTCACGGTCGCTTTTAGTTTCTAAGTCAATAGTAATTTGTTTCATAAAATGAATGCCCACCAACCCTCCCGTATATATCAGATAAAGAGCAGTCTGAAGGTCTCCTTGCCCTTTGGCGTAATCATCGTCTGTGTATCGGAAAATCCGGTCCTGTCGTTTGTGAATTCTTTCAGTTCAAAAAGTCCGCCGTCCACATACTGAGCATAGGGCAGCAGTTTACCTTTTTTACTGCGATAAAGATATTTCTTCTCCAGCAAGAATTTTACAAAAGTATTCTGCTTGATATGGAGTTCCTTTGCTGTATCACGGATTCCAGTCAGCAAATTTCTGTCAACGAGTGCATCGAAATATTCTGCTTTCGGCTGCATGATCTGATTCTCCACAGTCAGCTGAGAAACAGACAACTGCAAAGTTTTTACACGCTCATTAGCAATCGACAAGGCTCTTTGCATGATCATTTCCGGACTGTTCCACGCTTCTTCAACAGCGATGAAATATTGACGAAACTGTCTGCCGATGTCGGTACGCTGAATCATGCAGAGTTCCTTTGCCATAGGGATTGTGAGCATATGGTCATTGTATGTTGTAAAATTGCCCTGAGCTGTTGCTCTTTTTTGAGCGACAGTTAAAAAGTCAGAATTTTCAGTAAATCCATACTCACACATCCTCGGAAACCAATCCTTGTATGCAGTCTTAATGCCGAGTGCTGTATGCAGTTCACGTCCAGAAACTACAGGACGTTCAGGATTATCGTAGTTGATGCTTATCAGTTCATTCATAAATATATCAGTCCTTTTGTAAATTCCCACCCACAGCATTGCCGCAAACGCCCACCCGTCTGTATTAGTTATCAGTCAAGAAAATCATCATCTTCATCATCAAAGTCGTCTTCAGCACGACTCTTTCCACCAAGCGGTTCACCATCACGAATCTTCTGAAGATTGTTAAGTCCACATGCAATTCCTTTATTTCCGTTGGAGTTGAAAGCATAGAAATTGATAGAAGCTCTGCCATAAACTCCGGAATATACTTCGCTGTGATCAATAATCGGTTGACGGTCAGCATCCACGATTCCGGGAGCAGATGCGGAGTTTGCATTGATGAAGTAACTGTTTGCATATGCCTCATCATCGGGACGTTCTAAATCACCGTCACGAAGTGGCGTTTTGATTGTTTTGAGTGATGGAACAGACTTGCCGCTGCCCTTGAGTTTAGACGCACCTTCCTCGTATGCAGCTTGAATTGCTGTCTTTATTTTAGTGATAGTCTTAGTATCAGACTTCGGGATGATAAGAGATACCGAAAACTTCGGTGTGCCGCCGTTAATCGCTTTTGCTTCCCATGCATTGCAGTAGCTCCAGCGGGTGTCGGGACCTGTGATTACCTTTGTGGGATTTACGAATTTTGCCATAATAAAAACTCCTTTACTCTTTAAAATCTTCTGTTGCGGGATTCCATGCCTTGCGTTTGTCGGAAGCAGTTACCAGTGTTGGTTTGCCCTGCGGTTTGTAAGTAAGATTGCCGAGAATTTCATCAAATTTCTTCTTTCCACCGAGCAGTTTTGTCATTGCCGTGATGCCCAGAACTTCTGGCTCACCATAAGGATCTTTGCCGATAGCTTGAACAGCCTTTGCAACTGATTTTTCATCCGTATACTTGCGTGTGGATCTGCCTTCGACCACCTTATAGCCCGTCCACTGTTTGCCGGAGAGTGCCTGACTGAGGGCATATTCTTTCACATCGCTTGCCCATGCTGCAAGAGCATCAGCTTTTTCAAGAATTGCTTCAATTTCGGTATCCTCCAGCGTTGCAGAAGGAGCGAAATCATACTGAGCCAGCATGAGGTTGTATTCGGCTCTTTTGCGGCAGGTTGCCTTGATTTTGCAGAATCGGCAATGCTCACCGGCACAAAATTCTCCTTCGCCTTTAGCAGCAAGTTCTGCGGTAGGTTTCAGCGTGTTTTCTGCCCATTCAAGCAAATTATTGACTGTCATAGTAAACTCGCTGATATTGCTGAGTCTTGGCTGAAAGATAACCATTTTGATTTCTGAAATATCGTACAGACTGTCGAAAAGCTCCAATGCACCAAGAGCATACAGCATCATCTGCGAATTGTTTTCAGCAGAAACTGCAACGCCTTTCCCATGCTTGTAGTCAATTACTGTCAGTATTTCATCAGCAACAATGACGCAGTCACCAGTGTCGAATCCGTCAGGAATGTATTTGCTGAAATCAAGCCGCTGTTCTACCATAGCCACAGGGTCAGCATATTTGCTGATTTGTTCAGCAATGTACTGAGCATAATCATCGGTGCAGTCCGCCATTTCCTGATCAAAATAATCAAGATTTTCAGTCGGGTCAGCGGATTCAATGCCAAGCAGCTTGTTCATCTTAAATTCTGCAAGTTCATGTGCGCAAGTGCCTTCTCGTGCGTAATCAGTAGCAACGTCGGGAATTTCTGCGTTCAACTTTGCAGACGGAGGACAAGCCATCCATCTTGCACTTGACGATGCGGAGAGTTTGGCGTGAGAACGAGTAGAATGTTTAACTGCCAAGGTTTTCAGCCTCCTTCATGAGTGCTGCATATTCTGATTCAGCGATGCCGGAGAGCTTTTCAGCTCCGTGTTTTATCAGAAGGTGCTTGACTTCCTTCGTAAAGCCTGCACGGGATTTATTTGCGAGTACAGCTCTTACTTCCGGGAGTGTAATCTCTTTGGGTTGCTCTTCTTCGGGAGTTGTTTACTCCTCCACAGACGGATAAATTTGTTCGAAGTCGTCCGGATTCAGCTTGTCTGATGCAATAAGCGCTTCAGCGTATGCCTCCAGACTATCTCCGAGGTGGCGGACATCTGCGATGATGTCCAGTAACAATTTGATTTGGCTCATGGGTTGACCTCCTTTTTTGTTAATGTTTGAAAGACAATTTTTTTCACAAATGTACAAAAAGGATTGAATGTTGAAAGAAGTTGTGGTATAATAATAGGTAAATAATAGGAAAAGAAGTACTTTGTGTTTGAATGGCTCTTGCCTTTCACAAGTATCATTGAGAAGTAATTTTAGTCATCATTCAAGTAGTCATCAAAGTCATCAGAGTCATTATTTTGAAATAGGAGTAAATCAATGACAAGCGAAGGATATTATAGACTGTGTGGTGGAACCTTCTTTGTTTTACTTTCAGATGCAAGAAAGCCACTGCTTAGTAAAGACGAGAATTATAACGGTAAAAAGAGTGGCATTACAGAAGCTGAGCTTCTTATTGAACTTATGAGGATTGTAATACCTGACTTTGTCCCACCGTCACAGGCAGAATTAAGGAGTTTTACAAATGCGATGGGAAAATTTAAATCTTGTCAGACATGGGGTGGGGGCTACCTTCGATTAAATGATGCTTCTGTCATTGCCAGTTTCAAGTCACGTATTAAAAATGAGTTTCAAGATTGCTTGAATGCAATGACAAAGCTTTCAGAAAAATTTTTGGAGATAAATACAGATGCAAAAAAAGACGAGTACCTGATAAAAGCACTCGTTGAAGTAATTCTTAATGATAAAGGTATATCTGATAATCAGCTTCTATACATATGTAAAAACGGAAAACCGATTACAAAGTCTGAACTTCGCAATACAACTGAGATTTGTTTTCAATCTTTTCTTCTCGGAATTTGGCATTTTACTGTGACTGGAATAAAGGAGAACTCAATCGGTAGGAAAACTTATGAGGAGTGGTGTCCTACTCACAATGGCAGTAAAGGAAGCAAAAGAGAATATGTCGCAGCAATCGGAGAAAACAGCAATCTGAATATACATCTTTCATATTATGAAAATGATCATTTATGCGATGAGCCATCTGATGATGTTGATGAAACGGAAAATACATCTGAAACAATCGAAACGGAAATTATTGATGAGGTGAAAAATGACGATACGACCGCTCAGTATATTGATAATTCTGTTATGGTGAATATCGGAAACGGACTGCAAATAAAAGAAAATCATGGGACGTTGAACATTGTGCTCGGTAAATGAGGAAAAGTATATGGGGAAGCAGCAAATATCTAAACAGACATCGCAAATCATAACTGCACCAAACGCAACAAATGTTTATCATAATCAGGGAAATGGATTCCAAGTTGCTAATAATAACGGTACGATCAATTTAAATTGTGATGGAACGAATATAGAAGATTTGTTGAGATCTATCCTATCTTCTGACAGGCAGAAAAATGCTCAGAATGTAAGCCATGCAGTGGAATGGGCGTCTCTGAACAAACAATACTATAACCTGTTTGTATTGGAAAATGAAAATTTTAGTGTTGGATCGTTTTCAATCAGCAAGGAACGATCCTTAGAAAGATATACAAGTAAAAAAGCCAAAGAAGAATTCAGCTCTTTATCTGATAAAGCAATTTCTACAATTCGAAATATGCCTTGTATTTTTGTGCAAAGGAATACACATTATAAAGAAGCAGACGAGGTCTTTTCTGCCTTAGTAGGACGGGTAACAGAAGTTTATGAGCAAGGAGATAATATAAAAATCCTTTTTGTGCCTTTTCAAGCTATTTCGCAACAGCTCTTAAATCAAAATATTGCACTTCTTAAAATGGCACAATCTTCTTTGAGAAATGAACTTGATGAGGAACATTGGGCAATAAAAGAATGCGACTTAATACATACATTTTTAGCAATGGGAATTACAGTTCTTTAGGAGAAACAAAATGAAGAAAGTATCTACAGGTATAAAGAAAGTAACGATTGATTCTCCGGTTTTCTCAGGAGAAGTATTTGAGCCAACACTTATTAATTTCTTTTTTGGAAAAAACGGTACGGGGAAATCAACGATAGCAAAAGAAATGAGTAAGTCGGGCAGTGTTGAATGGTGTGCAGATAATCAAGGGGATTACGAAGTACTTATTTATAATGAAGAGTACATTCAGGAAAATGTTCAAAGCTATGGCAACATTCCGGGAGTGTTTACGATTACCAAGCAGAATGCACAAATAAAGGCAGATGTTGATGAAAAAGCATCAGAAGCAAGAGACTTATTCGATAAAGCATCAAAAGCAAGTCATGCAGCAACTGATGCAGAAAACAATTTGAAGGCAGAAAAACAACGTTTGGAAAAAGATTTATGGACAAAAACAGAGGAGGATAGAAAAAAGTACCCATTGGCATTGAAAGGATTCAATAATAGTAAGAATAAATTTGCTGCCGAACTTATGAAAAAATCAGCAGCAAATGTAAATAAATCAGAACTTCAAGTATTGTATGATACAGTTTATGGAAGTGATGCTGTAAGATATGCAGAGTATCAGCTTGTTTCGATTGAAAGTATACCAACGTCAACACTTTTAGAAAAGACTATTGTCAGCAGCAGTGATACGGATTTTTCTGCTTTTCTGAAAGCATTAAATGCGACAGCATGGGTGAGTCATGGACATAGGGAATATCAGCATTTAGCAGGAGAAAAATGTCCATATTGTCAGCAGATACTTCCGGATGATTTTGAATCTGATCTTGCTTCATGCTTTGATGAGCAGTATCGTAAGGAAAAAGATGAAGTTGAACAATTTGCGGAAGTATACAGAAACGCCTTGCTTCAAATTTATGCAGTTGCAAAACAAAATCTTGCAAATGGTTTTGCATGTGCTTTGATTGATTCCTACAAGACGAAGTATGAATTATTTACAGAAAGAGCAAAGGCAAATGTTGAATTGATAAAGCAAAAGGCAGCTGATCCATCCATTGTCGTGTCTGTTGACGACCTTTCTGCAATTATACAGGAATTGAATGAAGTTGCAGAACAAATAAATCAGCTGATACGGCAAAATAATGCTGTAGTTGATGATAAGCCTGCCAAAAAGAAAGAATGCGATGCAATGGTCTGGTCGCTGTTAGCTTTTAGCTGCCAAACAAAAATTGCATTATATCAGCAAAAAGAGAGCAATGCAAAAACAGATATTTTGCGGTTTCAAACAACGGCAAATCAGTATTTACAGCGAGTAGAAGATCTTAAAAATGAAATTACAGAATTAAATAAGAGTACTGTAAATACTACAGCTGCTAAGGATAGTATAAATGCACTGATCAGGTCTTCCGGATTTCAAGGCTTTCAGCTTCGTGAAAAGCCGGGAGCACAGTATGTTTATCAGCTTGTTCGTGAGGATGGCAATATTGCTAAAGGTCTTAGTGAAGGTGAACGTCATTTTATTGCTTTTTTGTATTTTTATCATACAGTAATGGGAAGTCAGTCTGATGACGGCAAACGAAGAGAAAAAATTGTAATTATCGATGACCCTGTTTCCAGTATGGACAGTGGAGCAATGTTTACTGTATCAATTCTTGTGCGTGAAATGATTGCAATTTGCTATAACAATTATGATATGACGGAAGAAATAAAGGATGATTACATTATGCAATTTTTCTGCCTGACACATAATCCGTACTTTTTCAAAGAAATCGTTTATAATCGAGTTTCTGACTATGAATGCGTAAATATCTATGAAATCAGAAAGCAAGAGAACAATTGCTCTTTGATTGCAAAATGCGAACGCAGCAGATCAAGAACCGGCAGCGAAAAGGAAAACTATAGTCCTGTAAAAAATACATATGACGCTTTGTGGGGTGAATTTAAAACTTCTGAAGATACAAATACGCTTTTGAATATTTCCAGACAAATCCTGGAATATTATTTCCTTCAGATATGCGGTTATAAAAACGGAAATCTTCGTTCTGATTTACTTGAAAAACACGCAAATGAATTTATAATAAAGCGAGATGACGGCAGTATTGATAATACAAAATATATGACCGTTTCAGCTATGATTGCTTCCTTAAATGTAGGAGCATTGGGCTTTAATGATGGCTTTTATTTTGATACTTCTTCTCTTGACGCTGTACAACTGAAAAAGTCATTCAGGATGATATTTGATGTCTTGGGACAGATACAGCATTATAATATGATGATGGGAAACGAATAATAATATGGAGGATAATTTGAAGAACGATTGCGTTATTAAAAAAGCGGATTTGTCTGAAATTGGAAAGGTTAAAGGGTATTGAAAAGAAGAAACCGAAAGAAATGATGAGTGTTACAGAAAAGTATATTGGAGAGTAGAATTATGAGCAATGATTTTCAAATAAATGAGATAGTCGAATCAACATATTCGACTATCAGAGATTGTGTAATTTCCGCGCAAAATAAGGTTGCACAGGCTGTTAATTCAGCTATGGTCATTGCGTATTGGGAAATTGGCAGACAGATATATGAATCTTGCGGTGAAAGTGAACGTGCGGATTATGGCAAAGGATTTTTGGAATTTATTTCAAATAAACTTACGTCAGAATTCGGCAGCGGTTTTACTGTGCGTAATCTTCGTGCGATGAGACAATTTTATCTGTTTTATCCAAAACGGCACACGCTGTGTGCCGAATTAAGTTGGTCGCATTATCGGCGTTTAATGCGAATCAGAGATGAAGAAGAGCGAAACTTCTATACATTGGAATGTGCAAAATCGGCATGGAGTGTTCGACAACTTGAAAGACAAATCAATACTATGTTTTATCAGCGACTGCTTGCAAGTCAGGATAAAGAAGCTGTCAGTGCTGAAATCCAGACATCAGAACCGAAACCACAGTATGAAAAGATTGTCAGAGATCCATATGTCATGGAGTTTTTGCAGATCCAGCCGGATACTCATGTTTATGAGAGTGATTTGGAGCAGGCACTTATTGACCATTTACAGCATTTTCTTCTGGAACTTGGCAGAGGGTTTTCATTTGTATCTCGTCAAAAACGTTTCGTTCTGGATGGTCAGAATTTCTTCATTGACCTTGTATTTTATAACTATATTTTGAAATGTTTTGTTCTAATAGATTTGAAAACTGATACGCTTACACATCAAGATCTTGGTCAGATGCAGATGTATGTGAACTATTATACTCGTGAGTTGATGAATGAAGGTGATAATCCACCGATTGGCATTGTTTTGTGTGCAGAAAAGAACGATGCAGTTGTGAAGTATACGCTTCCGGAAGATAATAGTCAGATTTTTGCGTCAAAATATTTCACCTATTTGCCAACAGAAGAAGAATTGAAGCGTGAGCTGAGACTTGATGAATTTAATAAACTTGATACTGACGATACACAAAGGAATGGGTAATTTTATGTTACACAAAATGAAACTAAAACAAGAACCTTTTGATAAAATCAAAAAGGGAACAAAAACAATGGAACTTCGTTTGTATGATGAAAAACGTCAGCTTTATCACAATTAG